TTGAGCCAACAAAAAGATAGGCGTTAAGAGTCACCTGTTTTTCGTTAATGTTGACAAATCCAACAGAAACTCCATTTCCTACAGTAATTGGCGTACCAGAAACCTTCCAGACCGGCGTAAAGTCACGGTTCTCGTAATACCCGTATCGGTTGGTTACGGTGGTGGCGACTGTTTCCGCGTAGTTGGCTACCGTCATTCCACGGTAGTTCTGCGGCTTGACGTTTAAGTTGGTAATCAGTGCATCAAGGCGAATACCAAACGCTTGAGTGGGAACGGCTTGGTCGTCAATAAATGAGTTAGTTCCAATAAATACATTGCTAAATGCGCTTGTGGTTCCAGAAAGTGCAATACCTTGCGAGAAGGGAAAAGACGTTGCTGGTAAGCAATTAACAAAGTTGTTGCCTGTAATCTCAACCGGCCCCATGCCATTCGTTGCGCTAGTGCTTAACACCACGCCAAACGTCCAACCGTTTGTGTAGTTGTCTTTAACAACAATATTTTTATGAGGCTGATTGGCCGCAGCAGCCTGCGACACTACGTTGACAAATGCAGACGCTTTGACAGCGCCAACCTTGCTGGCGATGTTGTTGGAAATCTGAACATCAGAAATGCTGTAGTAAGGCGCAATCTGAATGCCAGTCTTAAGCGTCGGCAGAACACCAGTTGGCGGGAACGTATCGTCTAGGCCAATCGTGTTTCCGTCAATCAACACCTTTTTAATCAACGACTCTGCGGCGCTAAATCGGAAGAAGTCGATGGCAGCGTAGTTGATGGGCGAAAAAGTGTTATTGGCAATAACGATGTTGTCCGCGTCGGACGTGAGGTTGGACGCAACCCACATGCCTTGCCAGTAATTGCGGACGAGGTTGTTTACAAACCGCTGATTAGCGCCGTGAACTTCGTACGCTACAAACGTGCCGCTGTTGCCAACGATACCATTCGGGAACATGGTGTCGGCAGTAAACGTGTTGCCTTCGCAAAGCACGTTATCCGCCCAAGCGTAAATGCTGCTGTGGTCGTTAGTATCCAAGCCGTTGTTCTTAAACAAGCAGTTGGTAATAGACCAGTTCTTACCAAGCGTGACGCCAACGCTGTTGCTTTGCGCCATACCAATACAGGTCGTACCAGCAGTATTGAGGAACTTACAGTTATCAATACGACAATCGTCAATTCGAGCAGCCACGCCGCCAGTTGTGCCGGTGACGTGAATCATGGCTTGGTTGTACAAGCGGAACGTCGTCGGGGCTAACGGGCTGAAGCGATTGTTAACGCCGTTCATGTCCATTGTCAGGCCATAGAACGAGACGTTAGAAAGCGGAATGTTGGTAAAAAACAACGCCAACCGCTTTGGATCGGCCAAAGTTGAGCAGTTATTAGCCAATTTAATAGTGGCGCCTAAGTCGCCCCACAACGACATGTTGGACTTCATAATGAAGGCGCAGGTCATCTGGCCTTCGCCTAACGGCGTGCCTTCCCAATCCTTTAGCGTTGCTGGGACAACCAAGTACGTTCCAGCAGGAAAATACAGGGTTTGTCCGGTAGCCGAAGCGGCATCAATACCTAACTGAATGGCGGCGGTGTCATCCGTGACGCCATCGCCTTTGGCACCATACGCCTTGACGTTTAGGTAAGACGAAGACAACTGAGCAACAGTCGCCTTTTTGGTTACACCGCCTTGGTTAAGCGGAACTTCCTCTGCGCCAGTCAGCGGAGTGCTGGCCGAAGGTAACTGCGAAATCTTAATGGTAGCCATGTCTTACTCCAACCAAGGCAACGGTTTAGCGGCAACAACCGGCACATCCGGCGCTACGGCATCTACATCATTTTCCACGAATTGTTTATCAACTTGCGCCCAAACCCAACCGAGAACTTTATCCTCGGTCAGATCGGCATATTGCACAAACGGCTCACCCGGAGGGCCGAGCGTCAGTTTGCCGCGCATGGTGTTGTTGCCGTAGCAAGCCCATGCCACAGCCGTTACAACGTCGTTTTTAGGCGCGACGTACAGCGCCTCAACTTTCCAGTTAGCCATTTACTTCTCCTCGTCAGCAGGCAGCGGCTCGTTGCCTTCTGCAAGCCATTCTTGAAACTCAGGAAATTGATCCGTGCAAGTCAGACGGCACAAACCATCGTCATCAATACGAGCGTAAATCTGTGGCTCGCCATCGCGCTTTGGCAGCATTTTGTAAATCATAGTTCGGCGCTCCATGCAAGAAAGGCGTTAGTGTTATTAAGCGCCCTAAATCCTGACGCATAACCTTGAGTCAGCCCGCTTGCCACAGTTGCGAGCGTTGTTGCTTGCCAAACTGTTGCATTCGTAAACAACGAAGGTACTGCGCTACAAGTTCCACCAAACGGAACAATTTGATATTGAGCCGCTGTGCCGGATTGCTCCAATGCTGTTGGCTCTGTCCTCATTGGAACAGGAAAAAATGTTTGTATTACTGCCGTTGTGCTGCTTTCGTTATACCCAATTCCAAAATATGCATACGCCGTGCTAGTGGCTTTTATTTTGTAGTAATACCGCTGACACAGCATCAACTCCGTGCCATACGGTCTACGCTCAAACGGAGTGGCGACGGAGCCGGTTTCTAGTTGGACGCCGGTGATAAAGAATGTGGCGTTTAACGTGCTAATTAACTGCACCTGACCTGACACGCTGAAGCCATTAGTGGCAGTCCAACTGTTTGCCGTGGCGTTATAGTCTGTTCCGGCTCCAAGGTTAAAACGAACGCCTATTCCTCGGCCTGTATCAGTAAGCCAAGTTCCTGTTGTGTCGCCCGGAACCGTAATGGTTTTGTATTCCCAAGTGTTAGCAGAGTTAATGGTGTACGTTGCAACATAAGCCCGGTTAGCATCTGAATTTTTCAACGCTACTGAATAAGTGCCGGTTACGCTTGCCTGAACCCAAAACGACAAAGTTACCGCCCTAGCAGAAGCCGATCCCCACATTAAATCAGCCGTGTTTAATCCTTCAATAAACTGCCCAAACGTATAAATCTGCGAAGCGCCGATAGAGGCATCGGCAGTTGTAACGGTAATTTTTAAGGAGTTAGTAAAACCACCGCCCGTAGGAGCATCGGTTACTTGGTCAACGGTATACACACCATCTGTTGCTTGACCAGAAGCAACCCAGCGATCAACTGTGTAAGTGTTGGCGGTACCATTAATTGTCACCGCAGCGCCAGCATTACGCTGGTCGATCCGCATATCGCCATTGATGATGCGGTTACGGAAGAACAAGCCGTTGCTGTTAAACGCAGCAGCGACCGAGCCGCCAGCAGCCACAGCCACTTCGTTAGCAGCCGGGAAGTACACGCCGGTATCGGTGTCGCCCGTGTTCGTAATGGCAGGAGCCGAAGCAGAGCCGTCAGCGAACTCTGCCTTGGTCGATACCGTCACCGCGCCAGTAGAGTCGGCAATGCTGATTGCAGCCGTGCCGTCTTTAGCCTTAATGTTGGTGACTTCGACGTTGGTAGCGTCTACGGTCGTCGCATTGGCTGTCGTAGCCGTGACGGTCGTAAACACACCCGTGTTCGGCGTCGTCGCACCGATAGGCGGCATTGAGGCTGCGATGTTCGTCAGCGTCAGTTTGTAGTTTGCGCCACCACGAGCAATGACGTACTCGTCACCAGCCTGTGCCGGTGCGCCTGAAGGCAATGCGCTGATTTTAGTGTCGGCCATTAGACTGGCACTCCTTCAACGGTATTAGCAATCCAAGCCTTGGTAGGCTCATCCCACGAATACATCTGGCCGTCTTGCGGCATCGGAACCGGAGCCTGCCATTGGGCCTTGGCGTCCAGAACCCAAGACTTATGCGGCTGCGGGGCTACAAACGCATCAATATCAGCGCGGTAGGCGTACCCTATGCCAGCATAGTTCTTGCGGAAGTTGGCGTTATAACTGGTTTGTTTCCAGTTTCCACCTAACAGGTTTTGGCAAAATTCTGCGCCGATGCTTTCAACTTCGTTTCCGTTTTCATCGGCTGTGTCCTTATCGGCAACAACGATGACACGCTTAACGACGTTGTTTTCATCTAATTCAGCAAAATGCGCCATGTTAGTTCCTCAGATGCAATGCGGTCAGGCTGTCTTCTTCACCCACGTAGCCGACCGGAAAAGTATTAAACGCTAATGATACCCGCTCGTCGCCCTGCACAGTCTCAACCATGTGCGTAAGGCTTGACGGAAATAACATCAGATCGCCTGCGCCAACCTCAAACCACCACGACTCACTGTTGTGGACGTTGTAGTTGTCGGTCGGCATTTTGATTTGCTGGTAGCCGTCGCGGTAGAAGTAAATCTTGTCGCGCTCACGGGCTGCTTTTAAGTACAACACGCCGGACACAAACGAGTTGGGGTGAGCGTGTTTGTGGTGAAACTCACCGGCTTTGGTGTAGTTCAACCACGATTGCGTCAACCGCAACGATACGTCGTGCTTTGGCGCGTAGATCGTTTTTAGATATTCCGCAATGCAGGACTCGGTGAACTCCCGCAGTTTGGCAAGCGTATCGTGCTGCAAAACGTAGCGGTCGTTACTTGTCGTATTGCCCATATTCCTGTGGGTCGGCTGAGAGTCTACAAACGCCAACTCATCGGCGGTAAACTCACGGCCAACCTCAAACCGGGCAACCGGCGTCGGGAATATGCTGTACAGATTCAAGCAGCAAGCCCCTGCTCGATTTGCGCCATGTGTTCGTCAAACGCCTTCTGCTGATCGGGTAGCAAAATAGTGTTGATGGATTCTTCAAACAGACGAATCTTCTCAATCGTCTCAAACACTTCTTCAACGGACGGACACGGGCGAGGGTCTTCCCAACGGGTAAAACCAACGCCCCCCGTGAATTCCCACTTTGCACCCGGTCGAAGCAGGTGCATCGCCGTATCAATTCCAACTAATTGGTAAGCCTTCATTAGTAATTCACCTTAATAATGACGATACCGGAACCTCCCGCGCTAGATGGCTGAAATGTTCCACCGCCTCCACCGCCACCACCGCGATTTTCTGTTGCTGCCGTAGCGGCTACGCCGGTAGACGCTCCTGTTCCTGCATTGGTTCCGCCAACGCCAGCAACATTGACGCCTGTTCCGCCGCCACCACCAGAATACGAAACAGAACTTCCCGATATGGACGACGCAGTAGCAGCGCCGCCTGCGCCGCCTGAACTTGAACTGCCGTTACCACCTACACCGCCAGATCCGCCGCCGCCGCCTTGACCGTAATTTGGTGGGGACGCTGCAGATGTCCCTAAGCCACCATTGTTGCCTTGTGACGGCGATGTAGAAGGCGTATTTCCAAGTCCAACAGACCCTAAAGTAGCACCACCACCAGAGCCTCCGTTACCGCCGCTTGTAGTTACGTCTCCCGCTGCACCGCCACCACCACCTGTACTAGTAATCGTACTAAACACAGAATCAGAACCAGCACCACCTCTTGTACCTCCCGGTTGAGTAGCGCCGCCGCCGCCAACAGTAACGGTGTATTCAGTTGCCGGCGTAATAGTTAATGCAGTTCCAGCACGGAATCCACCGGCGCCACCACCGCCGCCAACACCAAAACCCGTGCCGTTACCGCTACCACCAGCACCTCCGCCCGCGACAACAAGGTAATCGACACTTACTGCACCAGCAGGAGCAATCCATTTCTGTGTGGATTTAAATGTAAAGATTGTTGTAGTTACAGGAACTTGATATTTGAGTATGACGATGCCAGAACCGCCCGCGCCAGAAGTTACGCCGGTTGTATCGGTATTGTTTCTTGCACCACCACCGCCGCCTCCGGTATTAGCCGTGCCGTTGGTTGCGTTATTGGTTGTAATGGCACCAGCGCCACCACCACCCGCTCCACCGCTTCCTGCGGCTCCATACTCTGAACATCCACCACCGCCACCTGCGTACGTTACGGATGAGCCGGAAATTGTTGACGCGGTTCCTGCGCCGCCATTTCCGCCAGAACCCCAAGGGGCTGGTGATGAACTACCAGCAGCGCCAACAGCGCCAGCGCCACCGCCTCCGCCACTATTGGTTTCTGGGCCGGGATTGCCAGCACCGCCGTTGTTGCCCTGACTTGGGCTAGTTGAAGGCGTATTGCCGCTGCCTCCCGCTTTTCCTACCCACGATCCACCGCCACCAGAACCGCCATTATTCCCTACGGTTCCGGTACTACCAACATACGCGCCACCGCCACCACCGCCCGTTGAAGTGATGGTGCTAAACACAGAGTTATTGCCGTTGTTTCCAACGACGCCGGGAGAATTTCCCGATACAGAAGCACCGCCAGCGCCGACCGTAATCGTATAGTCGGTGCCAGCCGTTACCGACAAGCCCGTGCCAGTTCTAAATCCACCAGCACCGCCGCCACCGCCGATACGCGCAGCGCCGCTGCCTCCACCCGCAACGACAAGGTATTCCACCTCGGTCACGCCAGCGGGAGCCGTCCAAGTTCCGGTCGCAAGAAAGGTTTGAACAATAGTGCTACTGGACGGACCACCAACTTTTGATCGCAAAGCAATTATGGCGCCAAGGCCAAGCGGCAGGCCATTTCGCAGCGGAACGCCGAAGTAACGGGCCATCGGCTTAGTTCTGGTTAATCGGCTTTGCGTAGACCGTGCCGCCAGCGGACACCTGAATAGCGCTTACACGCCACGGAGCGCCCGTACCAGCGGGAACCAAGAACGGAATCGGGGTGTTAGCGGGAACCGGCGTGCTGCTGGTCGTAGCGGTAACGCCAACGCCAACTGCCACGTACGCATCCGATGTACACCACACCACAACACCCTGCGGACCGGGGTCCCAAGTAGCGGTTGAACCAGCAGTGCCCGTGTAGGCCGCAGTTCTGGCTGGGAACAGACTGTCAGCAAGGGGATTAAGAAGTTCCATGTCGTTACCTCAAGCCAGAAATTTTAATTTGTAGATGGTTGACAGATACAAGCCAAAAATGGCGTCTAACAGGTTTTGCAGCGTTGTGTCGTCTTTACTGACGACTTTATACCGCATTTCCTCAAGTTCCTTAAGTTCCTTTTCCAGAAAGTCAAGTACGTTGTTCGACTTCTGGGCAGATGCTAAGGCAATCGGACCGATCAGCCCGTGCCGACCCTGATACGCCTCGGCAAAGTCGTCCGCGAGCGGAATGATGCCCTCGTAGAACTTCTGTAGCGCTTTGTGCTTGGCGTAGTTACGGGTATTCAAATGCGTGGAATGGGTCACATCCCGCGCTAGAAATAGCCGTCCGATAAAGACTTCGCAGGTCATTGCGGCGGTAACTCCATCGGCATTTGCGGTGGCATTTCCATCGGCATTTCAGCCTCTCTAAGGGCCGGGGCTACAAGGTCATTAGAGGACAGCATCCCGCTAATCGTGCCCATCACGATGTCTTGGATTTGCTCTTCGGACATACCCGCCTGAACCGCGCTGATACGCTTAGTTTCGGCGTCATACGCCTTAATCTGCGCTTCCTGCTCCTTGATCCGCAGTTCCGTCGCTTCCATCGAGCGCGAGACGTTCTGGAGCATCTGGAACATCTGATCCATCTCAGCGCCCATCGCCTCAATCTGCTGATTAGCAGCCTGCAACGCTGGGTCTTCGTCAGGATCGGAGAGCAACTTCGGATCAATCGTCTTGGCAAGACGCTTGGCGATTTCCTGCGCTCCCGGCCAATCCATGTTCTTGACGAACAGGTCGCCTGCCACGCCCCAGAGGTTCGGGTTGGCTTGCAGGATTTGCGACATCGCGTCCATCGCCTCTTGACGCTTGGTCATGTAGGACGGGCCGGTCGTGACGGCTACGTCGTACTTGCCAACGGAAGGGTTGTAAATTTTTTCGATGACAACGCCAGCCTGATCCACCAACTTGCGGACAGGCTCTTGCTGCATCGGGTCGATACGCACCGTCGAGGTTTCCCCGTCGATGCCGATGATGCGAGCGATACGCTGGGTATCGTAAATCTTCGGAATCAAGTCAACGAGTTGACGCGTAACGTAGCGGATAGCGCGGGCAAGGTTATCGACGTAATGATATGACCCCGTATCGCCCTGACGTTCACGCGCCAATATGGCCCGACCCGAACGCTCGTTAGACGTGGCGCCAAGGCTAGAGTCATAGTAGCCCGTCGTAGACTTAATGTCGTCCGACGCGCCCATCTTAGCCTGAATAAGCCCCGTTTGTGCAAGGGGTGGGGCGGCACGTTGGGGCAGCGGCAGCATGTTGCCAGCGCCGTCCGTAACGTCAGGATTGACTTCCAAATACGGCCAGTTCTGGGTGTTGGCGGTCTTCCACTGATGCTCGTATCCCTCGAACTGCCCGCCGTAGCCGATAAACGGCGCTTTGGGGGCCAAGGCGAGCATTTCCGCCTCTTGGGATACCCAGTAGTTGTACATGCGCTGCGCGTCTTTAGCGTTACGCACGAGGCCGCTGATATAGATACGGCCTTCTACTTCGTATTCGTTGCCGACCACGCGGACAACCGGAATCGACTTACCCGGCCACTCCTGCTCTTCCAGCACCTCGTAGCCGTTCGTCTTCATCCACTTGATTTTGCGGATGTCTACGTCACGGGTGCGAACAGGGGCAAGGCCCATAGCCTCCATCTGCGCGGCTTCGGGCGAGTCGGCGTAGGCGGTCATACCGCCCGGATACAGATTTAACTTCGCTTTTTCATAGTAAGCGTAGAAGTATTCCGCAATCCGTACTGAATCGTCGGTAATCCACTGCGCCAGATTCTCGTCACCAATACCACGGCTCTGGATCGACGAGATGGGTTCGGCGTCAGGAAAATGACGCTCAAACTCCTCACGGGGCATGTCCTCGGTTATGAAACACCATTCTGCATCGGCTCCGCACGGGTCTTGGATGTGCGGGTCCATATATACCGAGAACGAGTTACGAACGCGAGCGATACGGATGTCTTGGTCAAACGAATCGGGGTCGCAATACTCAGTCAGGATGCGGATATAGCCTTCGCCATACGTGACTTGGTTTTCGCAAGCCGTGTCGTAGGCAACGTCGGCATCCGAGATGTACTCGATGTGCCGGACGATACCGTCAAACACCTCGGCGACTTCAATGTCTGCCTTGTCATCAACCGGGATGACTTTGCCAGCAGGGCGGTTCTGGCGCTGGTCGTTAGTGACCTGCCGAACGTGTTGGGGCAGTTTGTTGATGGTAAGGCAGGGACGAGCGTTGATCGTCTGACCCTGCACTGCGCCACGGGTGGCTAATACTTCCTGCGGCCACTGCCAGCGGTTATCCGGGCTACCCGCCATAAAGCGTAGGTCGTCCAGTTCGCTGTCCCGAGACTCGCTATAAGCCGTCAGGGACAACTGCATCCGGGTACGCGCTTGGGCGAGGATATCGCCCGTACTACGCGCACGGCGGCTCTCGGGCGTATTAGCCACCTGAGCCGCGCCCTTCATCCCTGTCGGGTCTTTAGCCATTACTTGCCCTTCTTACCGGCTTTACGCTTAACCGAATACGCGATGGCAACAGCCTGCTTAACAGGCTTGCCTGCCTTCACTTCAGCGCGAATGTTCTTACGAAAAGCCCCCTTAGAGGCGGACTTTACAAGAGGCATTAACGCATACCCCGTTTCATCGGAGTCGGTCGAAAATCAACCGCAGTGCGGATCATGTCCTCGTTAACGCGCTTCGGCATACGCGGAGCAGGCATCCGGGGCTTCTGCATCCGGCTGTTTTGGATCATGTCACCGACTGTTGCGCCGGGAGACACGCCGATTGGACCGGGGTTTTTCTTTCCGTACATGTTTCTTAGCCTTTTTTGGAGGTTTTACGGGGTTTTCGGGCGGTAAGGGCTGACTTTCTGAAATTGGCAGCCGTTGGAGCGCCCTTAGAACCCGGTTTACGCATCTTTTCGCCCGATCCCGCAGCGATTCGAGCGCGTTTAGCATGAATGTTCGCATATAGTCCCTTTTTTGCAGCCATTTCAGCATTTCCATCGTTTTAAGGATGCTTTAGCGCGTTCGGCTGGCCCCTTGGCGTTGCGAACGACCCCTTTCATGCGGGCGCAAAACGACTTTTTACGTCCTGCGTCCGCTTTTGTCTTCGGACTGGGCGCCGGAGCCTTCAAATTAGACCCCGTTGCACGATTATATTTTGCACGGCCTTTCGCGGTCAATCCCGCCCCTCTTGACACGGACTGCTTTTCTCCTCTACCAACTGAGAGGCTGACGGACTTCCTAGCCATTAAGCACCCATCCAAGTGTTAATCATGCCGCTCTCGCGGCTCGTGGTAATCGTGCGAGGTCGCTCACGGTATTCGCGGTGCGCCACAGGATATGCAAACGTGACAGCGATGGCATCAGCAGCGTCAGGCGATGCAAGGCCACGCGCCTTCATGTCTTTCTTCGACTCCAGCAAGATGGAGCCAGAGGAATTAATTTTTTGTTTTGGCCCTGTCAGGTCAGCCTTCAACTGCCTATCATTGGGCAGCGCAGCGTCTTTCAGCCACGCTTTCATTTCGCCCCACAACTCTGCACGCTTGTTCTGCCACATAGCCGGGGTCTTGGACTTCCATCCGAAGTTAACGCCACGCACTACCTTATAGCGCTGCTCTTTCAAGCGATCAAGGATGCCGTAGCCTAATCCGCCTTCGTCGAGGACGACGAGCGTGGGTTGGTACTCGTCAATCGCGTCGATAACTCGGCCAACAATCTCCATCGTGTCTTCTCCTTTAAAGCGCTTGATGGCGATGATGTCTCGACCTTTGCGGACGGCGATAACGGTCGAGTCCGCTCCGCTGCGAGCCGGATCGACTCCAATAACAATAGGCGCCGTCTCATCCTTGTACTTGCTACGCGACATCGCCAAATCCACAAGGCTTGGCGGTATGAATTGATCGTCTCCTTCAGACGGAAATTCACCATAGACTTCCACCTTGGCTTGCGGTGAGTCGATGCCGTATTCGTCGATGATCTGTTGATACACCGACTTATCGGTTTCTTCAACGGTGCGAGCGTCAATGTTGCGGGTGTTCCAGAACGCACGCTTAGAGTGGAACGCCTCGAAGAAGTAGCCCTCGTTACGACGGGGGTTGCTAAACGACAGCCAGAAACGGTGCGGGGTGTTTTCCGTAAAAAAGCCTGCCGTCACCGACCAGATGGGGTCAGGGATACCGCTGGCTTCGTCGAAGATGACCATAACACCGTCGAAGTTGTGGACACCCGCATACGAGTCGGGGTTCTCTTCGGACCACAGGCGACCTTCGACGGACCAGTAGCGCGTGCCTTTTTTAAGGTCACGTTCAACAAGTTCGGCGAGCCACTTAGCAGGCATCACGCGGGTGGCGCTAATCTCAAACCAATGCGAATTGATCAGGAGCGCTGCCCACTTAGTAATTTCTGCCCATGTGATTGAGCGTAACTGCGCTTCCGAGTTAGCCGACACAATGGTCGTCGAGCCAATCCTCGTACTGAGCATCCAGAGGATAAGCCACGACACCAGCGCAGACTTACCGATACCGCGACCGGAAGCCGTAGCCATACGCAGGACTTCGTAGGAGGTTGCGGCCTTATTCTTCGCAGTGTGGGCGGCAATGTCGCGCAGGATTTCCCGCTGCCACTTACGCGGACCCTTGAAGTGTTCTAGCGGCGTACCTTTCTGGCCCCAAGGGAAAGCGAGTAGCACAAAGGCCTCTGGGTCGTCTTTAATAACGGGCGACCAGAGTTTGCTCATCAGCAACTCTTCTTCTTCGGGGCTATAGATCGGCTGTTGCACGTTCGTCCTTCAGGGTTAGCGGCTCAGTAGCCTCATGCGCTAATTGATCCGGCGTAGCGTCATATACGCGGCCCGCCAAGACGCGAGATTCTGCCTCTTGCAGCGCGGCGACAATACTAATCTGGGATTTGATATCAACTTGGACTTGCTGTTTAGCCACCCAACCATGAAGGTTTTGGAGCAGGGCGAGCGCGGCTTTGGTGTCACCATTAATCGCGCCTTCTCGCAAGGCCGACGCTGCCTCAACCTCAGAGTCCGCACGACCTTTCCCCTCGGCGACCGCAGCCGCGTTATCTAACTGGCAGAGTCTACGGTACTCAACGGGCAGCAACCCAGCCGCAAAGGCCAAAGCATCACCCTTTAGCCCGAGTTTGGCGGCATCGTAAATCTTTTGCAGAACCTCCGGCGATGCCTTCAGTTCACGAGGCGCAAAAGGAATG